GTAATCTCTCTCTTTCTCAGAGAAATCTTGAAAGATTACTTTAATCTCAGTATTTTTTTTAGTATCTGCAATAACAGGAGTCTTCTCTACTATTTTACTAATAGAGGGGCCCTTTAAGGTTTTATAAATATCCAACAGTGCTTCTTGGTAGGTAATACTTTTTAGGTGCATAACCATAGAGATTGCATCACCACAAAATTCTCCTGGTCTATTATCATAATAGCGGCGAGTGTTACCATAATATTGAAATGCACATGTAGGAGAGTTATCTTTCCTTAAAGGGCTTATAAAACTACCTCTTACTACAGGTATCCCATAGGCTGCAAATATTGCTTCCTGAGAAAAAGTTTTATAAATATAGTCCCTACTTAGATTAGAGACATACATTTATTTAAAATGGCAATTCATCAGCTCCAGTAGGAGCACTTGTAAAATCAGCAGTAACCTCTGGTTTAGTAAGAGCATCAGTAGGAGTAATACTTAGCTTATCACTATTAGGTGCAGCTATATAACCACTCTTTGCAAACTCTAAGTAACCACTCTTACCATAAACCAACTTAACATCAGCAGTCTTATCAGTACCTACAGCAGCTACAAAGTTCTTACAAAACTCATTGTAAGTCTTACCTTCTACAGTAACATCACCAATAACAGCAGTCAAGACAGTCTTAGTATCTCTGATGAAACCCATCATTTCTAAGGCATTAGCTACCTCATCAGACATATCTACACCCTTTTGACCCTTAATACCATTAAACTCAAAGTTAAATGGACAAGCTCTGTTTTGCACATTACCAGCTTGCTTAGGTTCCCACATAATCTTCTTAATGTTAGTATCTACTACTCTAAGAGATAGGATAGGATCACCAGAACCATCTTTTCTAAGAGGTTCAAAAATAGCTTCTACAGGTACATTAACATTGATACCTGGTTTTACTGAAGCAGCAGGAGCTTTTACACTATTAGTATTAAACATATTATTTTATTTTTCTTTCTTAGAAGTTAAGTTCATATTGATTATCTACAGTAGCAGCCTCTTGTTGAGGTTCTTCTTCCTCTTGTACTTCAATAGCTACAAATTTATAGAATTTTCCCATATCATTACTCTCAAATACTTCTAACTTAAAAGTACTTCCAATTGGATTTAAGTACTGACAAAGAGTAGGATTAGAGAAAGTCTTACTCTTATTCTCACCTCTGGCAGTCTTCTTATAGAACTGACCATTAGGAGATACCATTAGCAAATAAGTATCATTACTCTTACCAAAGGTAAGCTCATTATTCTGCATATCATTTAAAGAAAAGAATGTTTGAGAAAACTCAAGTCTATCATTCTTAATGCGAAGATCCCAGTTCTGTGTGGTATTCCTCTTTCTAGTTGTGGTTGCAATTACTTGAAACATAAGTTTTATTTGTTATAAAGTTCTATTTGTTTAATAATTTCATTTAAATCATTAGGGATTTCAATACTATTGAAAAGTCCCATCGGAGATTTAGCAGTATTGTTACCATCATTTTGAGTAACAAAAACATATTCTAAATCCCCATCATCTTTTTTGTACACTTTTGTATACAGAACAATAGAATATAAACCTTCTAAAGTTACATACTGAGTAAACATTTTACCGATAGTTTTAGCTTGAACTACCTGTTTACCAAATTCATCTTTATCTACTTCTATATGATTGTTAACAACAACATATAAATCATCTCTTAGGTTTTTAAGAGAATCTGCTAATTTAAAAGCATTCTGAGAAATATCTACAAATTTTTGAAAACCTGTTTCTTTAGCTCTCTTCATATACTCATTAGCCATAAGATATTGATTATCATCTATAATAATAACCTTTATCTCAGGTCTTTTAGTATTAATATGCTCTAAAATATTCATTATAGTAGCATAATTATCAGATGATAACATATTACCTAAAGGGTTTTCTTTACTTATCTCAGTATAAGCACTCTTCCAACCCTTAAAAGGAAGAGGTTTTTTAGCTACATTTATAATAAATGTAGATTTAGGACTTAAGTTTCTAGCAGCAGTACTTTTACCTGTACCACTTTGTCCTAATATTAGCATTCCTATTGCCATTTATTCTTTATATTTAAAAATCCATTTGTTTTCATAATTACTTTTAACTCTTTTTTCTAATCTTGGTTTAATTTTATTTAAACTGATATTTAATTTTAAAGAACATTCTTTAATAGAGTCAAATTCATAAATAATATTATCTTCTAAATCTGTAACAATAATAGCTCTTTTATTATTTTCAGACATTACCATACATCTTTCAGATATAATATTTATAAATTCAATATTTTCTTTCAAAGATTTAGATTGAGCTTTTCTATGAGATTCTGGTTTATTAGCTAAATATACTTCTAGCTTTTTTCTTCTATCTGCTCCCCAAGTTACTCCTAAAGTATTACCTGCTGTTTTGCAAATATCATAACCAAAATTATCATCATAAGACTTCCATAAATCTTTATAATATTGTTCTCTTATTAAACAATCTTCTGAGTTGCAAAACTCTACTATTTCAAATTTAAAATTACTCTCACCATATTTGTTAAAAGCATTTTGCAAATGAGGACTAGTATGTTTGTTTAATCTTAATCTGTAAAGATGTTCCCACAATCTTCTTTTAATAGTCCTTGTTGAACTTCCAACATAAATTTTACCATCTAGTAAATTTAATATTTTATAAACTCCTGATAACATAATTTTAGTACATTCCCAAAGGTAATGTACTTATTATACGTTTAAACAGGAAAAATTAAGTTTTACTTTTTGGAAGTTCCATTAAAGTGAGTTATAAATTGTTTGCATTTCTTCAGATTTTGCTGGTGGTAGCTCTGTAAAACTACCTGCTTTAGGATTAGCTAATAAACCTACAGCAATATTATCTCTACCAAGTCTATTCTTAATTACCTTTAACATAAGAAAGCTTTCTTTAAGCTTATTTACATCATAACCTAAGCATGTAGGCATATCCATCTTAAAAGCTGACATAGTAGCAAGTACTACATCTGCATCAGCATATGGATTCCTAGATGACTTAAAATCAGTAATTTGTGGAGATATATCTACACCTTTAAACTTTGCTCTGTCTATAGAACTAAGTCCATCGTTAAACTGAGATATAAAGATACCAGAGACATTAAACATATTTCTAAGTTCTACCATATATTCTGACATCTTATCTATAACTTCCTTATCAGAGAAGCCTCTCTCTTTCTTAAGGAGTAAAAGATGGTCTAATACTATTATATTATAAGCTTCAGGATTACTAGCAGTAAACTTATCAATCTTCCTCTTAGAATTACCTTCTGCATCTGTATATTCTACATAAGTAAAGTCACCTTTAGAGGAGAGATATTGCCACATCTCATTGTAGATCAGTGTTGTTATCTCTAAGGCTTTTTATCCTTAGATTCTATACCTTCTTATTCGGTATAGCTCAGCATATCTTTTCACCTTCAACTTAATGGTCAGGTGCTGCGGCCTCTTGGACAGATTATATCTTTTCACTGTCTATGCGTTGCCCCTGATTATACTTAGTATAATCTTCGGTTCTGATTAGGATTCACACCCTCCCAGCTTAATTCCGCAGTAATAATCTTAAAAATTTCTTTTTAAGACGGCATAAAAGTTAATTTATGTTTGTATTTAAGTCCTACATTTTCTTTTAACAATTCAACTAAATTAGAATTTACTGGAACTACAATACAATTTTCAATTGTATATTTTTTACATCTAATAGCATTATTGATAACAGATCTGTTAGAAATATTTAAAATTTCTACAGCATCTTTTACTAAAATACTAGAATGTAATAAATTACCATTGTAATCATATACATCTATATAATTTCCATTTAAACTCCAAGGATTTATTAATCTACCTTCAGAATAAGCTTTTTTAACTCCTTCACTAATTTTTTGTTTTACATTTTCTGTAAATTCATTGGAATGTGGAGTAGTCATTTGATTGTAATATGGTTTAAGTAAATCCATATACTCTTTTTCTTTAGTTAATAAATCTTTTTTAGATATTTCTTCAAAAACTTCTAAAGTTTCAAAAGAAAATATTTTATTATATTTATTATAAGCTCTTTGTAAATGTATATTTTCATGAATATCTCTCTTCAACCTACTGTTGTGAGTTGAATATCTTGAATATAAATCTACTGAAGAACCTACATAAATTTTATTATTTATTGTTATTTTATAAATGCCTGACTTTTTGTAGTATAGTTTCCATTCCATACTACATTATACGAACTAACTTTATTTTCTACCAGTAGGATTAGTACTCTTAAATCTAAAATTTATCTTAGAGAATAAAGCATTTACTGTAGGTATTTCTTTCTTAACATAATCTAACTCCAAAGGTGTTAGTCTGTTATCACCAAAACCCTTAATAACTTCTGGAGGAATAGTAACATCATACTTATTCTTAATAATCACGGAAAGCCAATTACATTTCTTGGTTAACTCGTCAATCTCATAAGAGTAGTAAAATACATTGATTTCCAGTCCTAAGCTTTCTGCATCACTTATTGCATTTAATAGCATAAAGTCTGCAAGAGTAGTCTTATAAGTACCTGAAAGTCCACCTAGTAAGGTGTATACCCCTCTTTGTATGCCATGTATTTCTTTATTAATTCTCTTAAAGCCATTAGATAAGCCTTGAAATTTACCTTCTACACCAGCATATATTCTCTCTTCTAAATTCATAATTATAGTGAGCTTACTTTTTCTACTTTTTCTTCAATACTTAACTTTTCCCATAACTTACTCTTAATGAAGTTTTCTATCTTCATATTAATATTACCTTGATTAGCTTTAACCTTAGCAATAACTTCATTATGGATATTAATATCTCTCTTAATATTCTTAGCATACAGGATAGACATTAAGTTCCTGTCTGCAGAAGTAAGAAATGCTTGTCTACCTTCTATAATTGTAAAGGCAGGATAAACCTCATATAGCTCATCTATATGTTTATCTACCTCAAAGAAAAATTCTTTAGCAAGTTTATCAGTAACCTCAAAGTAATCCAGTTGGAATATATTCTTATTACTAGGAATTACTTGCTCTACTAAACCTCTCTCAACTAAGGAAAGAATCATCTCAGCATTTATAGCTCTCCTACTTCTATTACCATTAACTAAGACATTATCCTTAACTCCATACTTAGAAGTTAAGGTTATCTTTTGTCCTATTAATTTCTCAGTAGCAGAAGTAGGTCTTACCTCATTCTCATTAGGTGTATAATTACTATACTTATACACCAAGTCAAACCTCTTATTATAAATTAATAAGAGGTACGTCAATTCCTCACTAGATATATCATATCTAACAAGAATATCAACCCATTTTTCTAAATCTAGCATGTCTTTTATTTTTTTATTTAAAACTCTTTCCCCTCTATCTATAAAAGACTCTATATAATTATTGCAGCTCTTGTATCTTTCTGTTTACTTTTTAACCAACTTTCCTCTTGTGAGCCTCTTATTACTAGATTATAAAGATATGAGATTTTATCTTTCTCATACCTTGTTACCCTATATAGACGCTGTCTATGTTGGGTACTACTTGAAGTACTACTAGCTATAATACCAAGTGTAACACTACTATCATCAAATCCCTGATCTACGCTCTTTGCACCTATTAGATACTGTACTTCCTTATTAAGAAAGGATGCTAGGTTATCTTTCTTTTTCTTGGTAGTAATCTTAGAGTGGTAAAGTACACTATTGGGTAAAATAGTGTGAAGATAATCACAAAAAGAAGTGCTCTCAGAAAATATAATACACCTATCAGTAGGGTGCTCAGATATGATATTAAGAATTTCTTCATATTTATTATATGCATTGTAAATAATGTCTTTTCTTTTCTTAAGCCATCTATTAAACTGTACTGCATGCATAGCTACTTTACCTGGTTCAAGATAAGAAGGACTACTAGAGTGTAATCCTTGATTTCTTCTATACAGATAAGCTTCTCTACCAGAAGGAGATAAGCAAGCCATTACATCATCAAATCTATTATAGAATGTCTTAAAGTAAAACTCATACATCTTATTAGCTTCAGCATACTGCTTAGCTTCTACTTCTGTAAAGTCTAAAAACTTATTATACTCTATAACAGGTGATACCCACTCATTAAATAATGCCTCTTTCATAGAGATAGTACAGATTTCTGTAATACCTCTCTTAGAGAGAGTTTCTATATGAGCCTCAGATACTGTTGCAGATAAGCCTAGAAAATACTTCCACTTGCTATTTAGCACAGCTTGATTAAAGACAACAGCTTCATCATTACTATACATATGTATCTCATCCTGTATTAGAAAGTCACACTCCATAGGAGTCTTAACATATGTGTTAACTACAAAGACTGTTGCTTGTACTCCCCACTCACTCAAGATCTTAACCCACTGTTCTTGTAAGATTTGTCTAGGTACTATTACATGTATAATAGTATTCTCAGGAAGTGTCTTACAACACTTAATAGCAGTAATAGTTTTCAGTTATGTTATCCTAAGAGCTTTTTATCTCTTAGTTCTTACAATTACTATTCTTGTAAGCTCGGCATATATTTTCATCTGTTCTAGATGAGGGATACTCGTGGCTAGATTATATTTATTCACTAGCTATGCTCTACACTACTAATTAACCTTTCGTAATTTAATTAGTTAGCACGGTATTAGCATTTCAGCCTTCACCGTTTTTACCCCTTAATAATTCAAAGCATTCCTACTTTGAACGGCAATTAGATATTTTTCGTATTTTCTATTTAAAAATATTGAACAATTAGTATAGATTTTATTAAAAAAGTCTTCAGAATCACTTTTATTTAAAGCAATGTAATAAGTATTATTTAGATGCCTTTTATCTTTTTTAATTGGGACTTTGTTGTAACCAAAAATAGATAAAATGCTTTCTAAAAATTCTTTAGTACCTAACATACTAGCATACATTGTGTAACCTTTTGAAGTTTTTACTAATTTAATAGTACCATCTCCTTCAAAATATCCTCTCATAAAACTAAATTTATAAGAATCTTCAAGTTTTTCTGGAAACATTAGAGTTAAAGATTTTCTTGGTGTACATCCTAAAGAAATTAAATCTTCTTTAAGTTGTTTATTACAAACACAAAACCTTGCTCTAAATGAATCTTTGTATATCTCATTTGAAAAATTAATTTCTTGTTTTAATTTTTCTAAATGTTCAGCATCAGATAATTTTAAACTTAACTCAACAGCATTAGTTTTGTAACTTACATAACCATCTGCAAATAAAAAACCTAACCAGTAAGCTTTTTCTTGAGTGTCAATTATTGAAAAATAATTTTCATTTATCTGAGCTGCATTACATTTATTATGAGCTATACTTATTCCTTTTCTTTTTAATCTATTAGATACAGTTTGAGAGTGAATATTTAGCATTTTTCCTATTTTAATGCTATTATGTCCTTCAAAATGAAGTCTTTCAATTTGTTCTATAATTTCTTTTTCTAATGGTTTCATAACCATTATACGAAAATCTATATCTATCTACCAAAACTACCTACTGCAGTAAGAAGACCAACTCTATTATTATCTTCCCAAAGCTTTACAATCTCAGCTTGTTTCTGATCTTTAGTTATTTTCATTTATAAGATTATTTATCTCATCTGTATCTGGAGGAAGTGGTAACTCATCCACTTCTATCTCTTGATATAAATCCATAAATTTTTTAATGTTTCTTGCAAAAATTAATAATTCTTTAGGAGTAGCATTAGCCTTCATACTATTAGCTAAGTTGCTAATAACAGCTATGTTACCCTTAATATACCCTTTATCAGGATATATTCTATCAATGGATGGAGAGTATCTAGTACTACATACTAAAGGAACTTTAAGAATAGGACATCTTTTAGGGATGTGTATATCTTTAACTTCAATAGTGAATTCTAAATCTTTAGCAATTGCTCTTTTCTTAGCATTCCTATAAAGACTCTGCTTTAACTCATATACATGTTTGTACTTACTTTGAGATAAAAGCTTAATATTCTTTTTTGTTTTTCTTTTTCTCACATACTAATATTTAATTCTAGTAGATAAACTACTAATACTCTTTTATATATAAAACTTAGAAAAGTTTTAATCCTCTCAATGCAGCTTCTTTAGCTGTAAAGTATTTTCTATTCTCATTTAAGAGAACAGCTATCCTATCAGCTTCTACTTCTCTATCATCAATATTCTTATCTATTGTACATAATAAGGTATAAGTTTGAGAATCTTCTCTTTCAAAGATTCCTACACCTATGAAAGACTTAACTCCACTTTCTTTACCATCATTATTACTATAGGGAATACTATTACCTTTAACTACTTTATATATCATACTTAAAATAAACTTAATTGTCTCTCATTAAATGCATCTATCCATTCTCTGGCCCTCATCTCATAGTAAGAGTAATCTATATTATAATCTTTAAAGTTTTCATACTTAAAGCTTTTATTAAAGTACTTAACTTTCCAATCCTTAAAAATTCTACCATTCCTAGCTGGAGCTTCTACTTGTTCTATAACTCCACCAGAGTACCTCTTCATAAGATAACCATCATGATTTTCTTTACAAATATAGTATCTTACAGTCTTACTTAATTTTTTTATATCTAAATCTAAGTAATTAATTCTATGCAGCTCATAGGAACTCTGACCTCTCTCTGTAGAGTACTTAGCTTTTACTCCTGCACAGAAGTCAAAAATGTTCTTATGCTCTCTAATAGTTTGTTCCAAAGGTATCCCATTAACCCAATACTGATAAACAGCATAAGGTATAATACTATGAGATTTATTTTTATGCAGTGGAATATCTTTGTACTCATACTTGCCTTTAGTTTTTGTTTTTCCATTAGTGTATACAGCTATGTAATTATTAACATCACTTATTATCATCTTCTGATAATTCTCAAACTCTAACTCTAACTTAGTCAAGGATTCCCACTCTTTACAAACAGAGTTGTAAGCTTCCTCATACTCTCTTGGAATTCTAACCTCAAAACCATCTGTATTCATCATAATAAGTTCTAATGGTATCTTACTTATTAACATCTCTAAAAGCATAGTAAGAAGCAGTTGACCATTAATACATATAGATAGAGTTACAGCTCTATCTCTAAGAAAGGAATATTGATCATTAGTTAAACCATAAGTAGCATTAAGTAGAATTTTTAGTATATAGTTTCTAGGGTCACTCTTTGGTATACTTCTTCTCTCATTAAAGAAACCCTCATACAATGGAAGAAAGATTTCTTTAGGTATATGAGCAGGAGATAAGGAGTTCCTAATCATCAAATTAGGATAAAAACTTACACATTTGTTAATCTCCAATTACTTGGAGTATCGGACTATATCTTCAATTCTTTTTTCCATTTAAAACCATATATGCGTTTTTTATAACCATTGCATACGGCATAAATGTTTTGCCATTTATATTGTGGATATTTATTAATAATTTCATCAACATTTTCAAAAGTTTCTAATATAATTTCACTCTCATCCATTTTAAAAAATCTATATTTTTCTTGTTTAGATTTTTTAACATTTAAAGCCATTTCAAGCTTTTTTTCAGGATTTTCTTTCCAGAACTTTTTAGTTCTTTCTGAAACTTTATTTCTTTCTTCTTGTTTAGAAAATCTTTTTAATTGAGCTTCAGAATATTTTTTTCTTGTACTTTCTAAAGGTATCATTCCAGATTCACTATCTAATCTAAAATTATAACCTTTAGTTCTATTTAAAGAATCATATTCTGTTATATAATAAAGCTCTTTTTCTTTTAACTTATCAAATTTACATTCTTCAAGTATAATATATTCAAAAGAATTTTCACCATGTTTATTCCAAGAATTAATAAAATGTTCATTTTCATGTTTTAAACTTTTATTTTTTAATCCTGAAATATGAGATTTTATTCTTCTATAAATATTATTACTTTTTCCAATATAAACTTTTTCGTTAACAAGATTTCTTATTAAATAAATACCACATTTGTCTTTATGTTCTACTTTAGCTTTCATAAACTATTATACGAACTGTAGACATATTATCCTTATTTTTTAGGATAATAAGTTAAAAAAAGAATTGCCTTGCGCTTCCACATAATAAAATTATGTGTACTCTACTCACTTCCAGTATGACAATACTGTGTTTTCGATAGTCTCTGAACCTTCCTTATAAATAAGGCTTGGCTGCTGATTGCCCTTAACTTAATATTAGGGTTTCCAGTCAATTCACAAGGTTAAGACGCTATAAGTTAACGTCTAAGCTCTTAATAATATACCTCTCATCACTAATGTATATCTTATTCTTAGGAGCAGCATGAATACCACCTAATGCATATACAATAGGAATACCTTTATAGTTTACTATCTTCTCAAAGTTATCTTCACTATTAAGTGATAGAGTTTGAAAGTGAGTAAGAACTTCTTGAAAGATAGTAGTAGAAAAGTTAACATAAGGAAAGATAATATCTTTGACATGTACTACATCTCTAACAGTTTGCATACTCCTTAAATCATTTAAAGGTATCCTCATTGCATTAGATAAGTATTTACCAAATAGTTTCTTAGCCATATCAGGCTCAGTACTATTCATTACATCAACACCATCTCTGGCAGTAATAACTTTCCTTAGCTCTATCTCATGTCTAAACTTATTGTATAACTCCTTAGTAGCTAATACATCATTCTTATTATAAGATAGTACCATCTCTTCCCAATTACTCCCTTCTCCTTGTGATGGCATATCCTCAATATTCTGAAAATCAAGCATAAACTCACACCACTTTAAACCTACTCTCTTAGCTTTAGTAGAGAGAGATAAAGCTCTGAATAAGTCTAAGTGTCTATGCCTTAATTGCCATTCAGCAACATCAGGTCTTCTATTCTCTCCAGATGTAATTAAGGTTGCATACCTTCTTATATCTGCTGCTGTACAGTTCTTATTTCTGTAAATATACTCTAATACTTGAGCATCAAAGTGTAAGCTATTATAACCTACTAATCCTGCTACCTCATTGTTTAAGAAGTTAAAGAAAGCATCTCTATCATCTCTACTCTCAGAGATAACAAATACTCTTTCCTCATCACTATCTCTATCTATGAAGGTTGCAGTAAAAATTGATAATGTTTCCAAATCGAACACCCATATTCTTTTTATACTCATATTATTTCCTCTTCTTCTCCAGTAAACCTATTAAAAGTTGTTTTACAATCTGGACATTGATAATAAGATATACCATCATAATGTTTAGGATGATCCCAAGATAACTGAATACCTATTTCTCTCTTCCAAACATAAGGAGGAGAGTAACATTCTTTCATAGATTCTTCTACTTGCTCATCAGTCCAACCAAATCTATAGCCACCTTCTTTAGCATTATCTCTCTGCTTTAAGAACTCTTCAAGAATAGAACCTCCTATCCAAGAACTATTACATTTAGGACAGTTATCCATACTTTTGTAATTTATCTATTCTTTCCTTAAGTGCTAAGTTATTTTTCCACACAGCATGATTATCAGAGTACTCATAATCTTCATCTAAGTACTCTTTTAAGAAGTATATTTCTTCCTCTACACTAGCTTTAGTAATAGTATAGGTTATATTTCTAGCACCTATTATAACTACATGGTTATCATTAACAAATCTTGGTAACTCTTCTTCCCACTCAAGAGTAGATAGTAAGAATTCTAGCTTAAAACAACCTATAAACTCATTCATTTTAGGAGGTAGTAAAGCATCTACTACTTCCTCAATTCTTTTTACTGATGTATAAACTCTTTGCATATCTTTATTAATTTAATTAAACATTCAAGTTCTGCTTCTTCATATGTTTCAAAACAGTTATTCCAATCTTTTTTAGGTTTACCTTCATAGATATAATAAACAGTAGTGTTTGAAGGTGTCATTTTAGGCATAATTGCAGAATGAAAACCTTTTTCTCTAAACCATCTTAAAACTAAAGCTTGTTCCATTATTCTTTCTTCAGAGTTTAAGGGTAAGTCGTCTAATTCTTCAATAGTATTTTCTGTGTAATGCTTATACCCAAGCTTACTTAATTCTTTAAATATTTTCATATCTCTTCTATTTGTAATATCTTATAATGTTGTAACATCTCTTGTAATACTCTATATAAGTATATATTATTTGTATCATTCATAATAAACATAAAGAATACATCTTTATTTATATGTAATACTATAGACTCACCAATCTTAACTTCCTTACAATCAAAAAAGTTATCTTTAAACTTCTGTAATAAAGGGACTTGTAGTATGTATATCATAGTTATAAAAAATAAAAGCTCTGAATTTCTCCAGAGCTTAAAGTTAAGTATTTTATTTTATTACTCTCTTAATTAGT